AGCGGTGGCTTCTGGCGTATCGGTGAAGATCGGCCCCAAGATGTGCTTGGTGTACCACTTGCCGTCAGCCTGCTTCTCAACACCCTGGCGCATGGAGTACTGATACACCGTGCCGCCGGTAGCTTGCGGCCCTTCAAACACCGGATCAACGCCAATGGCTTCCATCACCTCTGGCGTGAGTGTTTCGTAGGAAGGCCCACCATTGGCCAGCAGATAGGCGCGCAGTTCGCTCTCGAACATCACGGCGCCAGTGGATCGGATGCGAATTTCCATGATGTCCTCTTATGCAATTGCCAAAAAGATGAATGTGCCGCCGTTAGCATTGATAGCGGCTGGGGCTGTGCTGCTGATTTCAAAGCCCGCGCTGTAGGTGTCGATATAGTCGGTGTTGGTTACTTCGGCAGCGGTGCTATTCAGGCGAAGAAAGGGATCATTACCCGCCACAATCCCACGCGCGCTATCCCAGACATACCAATCGCCAGTGCTGTCGGTGCGCTTGATTAGGACAAAACGTGCGCCACCAGTAAAGCCGCAGTCGATCTGCTTGGTGGTGCCGGTGCCAGTGTAGGAGCCGACCTTGCTGACGCCGGGGCAGGAGGCGAAGAGGTAGGCGACGCGCGTGCTGGCGACTTGGCTTTCGGTGAGGAACGTCGTCGCAGTCGGCAATTCGGACCCGCCCGTAATGAACACAGGGGAGGTCGTAGTGGCCGAAGTGCTGTTTAGCTGAAGGTTCTTCGTAATGCCGAAGCTGATGTGCCACGTATACCAGACATCGTTGGTGCCGGTCGCATCGCGACGCTTGTCGATGATCAGTTCCGGCACCACACCGAGGTTGTGCGACCTAAATGCACCAGAATTTGTCGCGCTGTAGCACACCACATCAAAGAAGCCGGGGGCGCGGCGGAATAGGTAGTTAATAAATGTATCGCCGGAGTTATCTAAATTTAGACCGTCGTTGCTACCCTGTTGATAACCAAGTTGTATTTTACCGTACTGAGGGCCGTAAAGCGTGCTTCCAGCGCCAGCTTCAGCATTAGTGTTTGTTGAATTTAAATAAGCTCCATTACCTTGAAGTCTTGTATAAAAGTATTTCCCATCAATTGTGTTGCGTTTTGTTTCAAGAATATAATCGACAACAAAGGTGGATGCCCCTATCTGCCTGTCGTTTGCCCCAGTACCTGTATATGCAACAGGACTAAACACACTCGTCCCCACAGTCGGCGTCTTCATCGGGCCACGGCGGATGGCGATGTAGATGTAGGTTGTTGAAGCCGAAAGGCCCGCCGCAGTAAAGCCCGTTGAACTTAAATTACAAAATGCCGCCGCACTTTCAGCGTCAGCCGCACTAGCCCGCAGAATTTGACTATTCGCGGAAGGCAATGAAAACCCACGCATCACATCTACTATTGTCCAATTAGAAGCGGTTGCGCCGGTGCTTTTTACTAATAGCCATTGCGGTTCATACCCCAAATTTACAGTGGCAAGAGCAGAACCATCAGTCGTAAGTGACCCACAGCTAATCACATTGTCCGTTCCGGTAGCGCCAAAGCCGCCTGCATCATGGGCAAAGAGATAGGCGACGTAGGTGCCGCCAGAAGCATTTACGACAGTAGAGGTGCCAAGGCTAAACACAGACGATGTCGGCGTTGTGCTGTTCCAGTACGCTGCTGTACCCACTCCTGCCGTGGTGTTAAGAATCATGTACTCCGTGTTGGCCAAGCTGCGATGGTACACAGTCCAATCGGAAGTTGAATTAGTGCGTTTAACAATAATGCAGCCCGGCACAGAACCAAGATTATGCGCGATGGTCCGGTTAGCACCCGTTCCCGTATAAGTCACAATATCAAAAAACTTCGGCTGCTTGCGGAAGGTCCAGGAGACGTAAGTTTTACTAGAATCATTTACAGAGTAGTCACCGAAAGCATTATCTGTAACAGCAAAGCCAGTTGAGTTGAACGATGAAACAGAAAACCCGGAATAATTTTGTTGTGTAGTTGCACTGTTTGAGTAAATGGGTTTACCTGCACCACGAACTGTGTCCACAAGGCTATTGGCAGTTGCTATATTCCTTGCTTTAACCCAAACCAATCCACCCTTACCACTTAGATCAATCCCATTTGTGATGGTCTGCGTCCCGCCATTACCCGTATAAAGATACGTCGAGAACACATCTTCGATGTAGTTGGCGGCGGTTGCCCGCGCACCAAAACCGTAGCCCTTTGCAGATGCGGCGCCTTGGGTAATTACGGTTGGCATTAAACTACCTCACTTAAACTGCGTCTGAGAAGCAAACACCGTGAACGCGGCGCTGCCGGTCTTAATGATGGTGTAAGTATAGACATCAATACCAGAGGCATTGCCAGCAGCCCATGCCGTGCCACCTTGGTACTTCGGCGTAACCGAAGAACCATCCACTTGCACCACGTTGTTGTAATAAGCCGTGCTACCCTGCGTCACCAAGAAAGCCACCGTGATCGCCTGGCCGGTTGACATCGCCGTATTTAGCGAAGTGCCAGAGGAAGCGCGGAAGTTCACCGTCCAGTTAGCCGAAGCATTGGACGTATAGTAAATCACGCTTTGCGTGGTGACATCATAGTTAATGGTGCCAGTAGCAGCCGTAGCAGATACCGTAGCTGTCTCCGCCGCGTTAGCCAGCACCGCCGCCAACACGCTAGAAGAACCATTGAACGTCTGCGCCGCCGTAAACGTGGTAGCCGTACCTGGCGCGACATAATCCGTACCAGCAGTGGCGTTAGCTAAGGCGCCACCGGAGTTAGCCTTCAGAATAGCCGTACCGCTTGGCGGCGCCAGGTAATCCGTCCCCGCCGTAGCATTCGCCAAAGCCCCACCGGAATTAGCCTTCAAGATAGCCGTACCACTCGGGGGCGCCAGATAGTCCGTCCCAGCCGTTGCCGCTGTAAAAGCCGAAGTGCCATTCCCCTTAACAATACCCGATAGCGTCTTGGCGCCAGTGCCCCCACTAGCCACCACCAAGGCGCCGCCACTAGCCCCGGCAAACAGCGCATCAATAGAATCCAAGTCGTTGTTTAACTTGGTGCCCCAGGTATCAGCAGACGCGCCAACCTCTGGCTTAGTAAGCCCTAAATTGGTGGTTGTCGTATCAGCCATTTAGAAACCCTCGCCTGTGCTGGGACACTTAGATTTGCGTCCATATTGTAGAGGAATCAACCAACGGCGTCCATGTTTTCGTACCATCTGGGATTTGCTCCCACTTCAGAATGGCCGAAGCCACAAACTCGCTAGACGCCCCAATTTGGACCGAAAAATTACGAATAGCCAGGGCGGTAGCGTCCAAGTTAGAGGTGGCAGTCATCGCCACCCCAGATACATAGACCGCTTCCCCTGAAGCCGTCAGATCGCCCGAAGCCTCAATGTTTACACCGGATTGACGGTAGATAACGCCATCACCCGTGACCTCGCCAACCGCATCTATCTGGACCGCGCCCAAATAAACAATGGCGCCAGAAGGGGTTACAGACGCAACCCCATCTATGCTGGTGGCGCCGTTAAAAGCGCCGGTTCCAGCAGCCGTTAAGGCAGCAATGGCATCAATTACAGCCGCCCCCTCTTTGGGGTCTATGCCGTAATTACCACGCCCATATAAGCCGCTGCCATAACCAGCCACTTAGATTACTCCAAGGTAATGTCGAGATCGCCAGCCGGAATACGGAAAACGTCGCCCGTGCCAATGGTCTTACTGGTGGTCAGTTCCCCGTAAGCCAACAGGTTCCCAGATGTGGAAGCATCAAAAATACCAACATAGGTAATTGTGCCCCAGGAACCCGTCGCCGTATCGAACTCAATAGCCCCGCTATTGGTGCTGGCGTTACCGCTGGTGGTCATTGTCGCCTGCTTGCGGGTGTAACCATTACCGGAAACTTCCGTGCCGCCACCACCCTCGCCAGGGGCGGCGGTGAACAGCCCCACATAAAGGCTGGCAGACGGCGAAGAATAAGCCGTCCCAGAGAACACATAAGCCATTATCTTGTTTTCAAGATAATTGGTGAAGGCGTTAGTGGTCATTAGCCGAAACTCCTTGCTCGCATCCGAAGGGCTGATGTGGCCATGCGGCTTCGCTCATCCGAAACCTTTAGGTCACTCATGGCACGATCATACAAAGCGCCCCATACCGTGATGCGCTGATCGTCTTGTAAATAGGGCGCCGCCTGCAAAAGCGAGCCATAAAGGTACAAGTCTGGCGCCTCCACCAGAAGCCAATTACTCGTATTGGATACCGTCAAAGCCGGAATCTTGGCGTAATAGGTCAACTCGCCCGTATAAGCAGACCCGCTATCCGGCGCCGGAATAACCTGAAACTGCTGGCCAATCTGCGTGTAATAGATCGGCTTGCCGCTTGCGCTGTTAGCCCCCTTCAGCATCGCCGCCTGATCCGGGGAAACGAACTCCATCACCGTGATGGGATTGGTGTTGATCTGGAAGCGGATGCTTTCCAACCAATCGCCCGGAACCACGCTATACTCGCTGTCCAGCGTAGCCGTAGCCCGCTCCACCATCTTCCTGTGGCGGATGTTCCGGTTGAACTGGGCCTCCGCCAAAGTGATGAAATCAGGGATAACCGCCGTCAAATCAGCCCGGTTAAGCCAATCGCCTATGGAAGTTTGTAGGGTGGAATAGCTGGTAATCGCCATATTCATTCACCCCTAGAAGCAGCCGCATGGGCGCAGGAAAACTCGAAAGCCCCGATATGGCGCACATGATGGCTAATATCGTGGTCCAACATCACCTTAAACCCTGTTTCCCTGGCTGACCGGCAGAACCAGATGTCCTCGCCGCTATATACACCATTTTGGTAGTGTATGTGAAACCAAGGCTTCGCCATCTTGCGGAAAACTTCAGCCTTAATCAGCATCAGCCCCATACCAATGGCGGATACCTCTTCCAGCCCAGTACACCACTCTTCCGTATAAACCCGCTCGCTGGTCAGATCGTCACGGAAAGCCACCGGCTGGAGAGGTAATTTGCGCGTACTGTAATTAGCAGCAACAATATCCTCATCCCGCGCCAATAGCTGCCGGATGCTGTCCTTGGGGAACCGCATATCGGCATCAACAAACAGGACATGGGTGGCGCCAGCATCCAAGGAAGCCTGGGCCAATTCCTGCCGCTGGTTTACAATCAGCGTCCCTTGGTTCTGGAACAGTAGCACCCGGTCCTTGGTTGCCGCCGTATGGGCCGCAACGCACCGGGCTAGGTCAAAGGCAAACCCGCTATCCACCACATCGCGGCAAGGGACACAGACAGAAACAATGGCGGGCATCAAACGCGCCCCGGTCTGGTACGGAAGAACCGATTATCTGGATCATTCAGCCACTTCTTCATGGCTACCGGGTCATCCACGATGCCCTTCATCTTCAAATCATAAAAGACCGCCATGGGGATGGAAGCCACCTTGTTCCATTCGCCATAGCGCCCGTGGTCTTCATTAAACTGCGCCTTATTGGCTTCAATAATACTAGACACATCCTGGCGCTTCTCAATTAGCGCCGTATCCGTGCCCTCATCATAATGCCAGTAAGAAGTAATCCCACTTACCGGATCAATGTTGAAAACCTTGTCAGCCATAAGCCACCTTTGAAGTGGGGCTGGCAGTCACCCGCCAGCCCCGTTGCCATTACGAAGTCGTCAAGTCAGCAGCGATACCATGCGCGGCTTCCTGGCGGACCATCAAGCCGTATTCGCAAAGCATCATGCGCTTTTCCGCATCGCCGGTCTTCGCCAGGTCCATCGTCTGGATCGGGCGAAGGATCGCCGTCGCCGCGTATTCCGGGTCAAGCACGAAAGCATCGCGCTCACGCTGGAAGCGGTTTGGCACCACAGACACCGCACCGAAGTCGGACACATAAACATCGGCAGCGCCAATGATCACAGTCGGCTTCGGAGTGGCTTGGTTGTAGCGGATTTCGGCAATGCCAGCGAAGCCGCTGACGGTCTGCTTGTTGAACGGGCCGACCATCAGAATCTTCGGCGTACCGCCCTGCGTCCACACCTGGGCGATAACATCCTTCAGGATGGTTTCCGTGAAGGTACGCTGCGTACCGTCAACGCGAGTGGCGTTCACCACACCATTGGAAACCGTCGGATCAGAACCGCCGGAACCGTAGTTGGTGTTGGTGCGAAGGAAGGCAGGCAAGCCAGCCGTCTGACGCGCCGTGGTGTTGTTACCCGCGTTCGCGGCCTTGGACGCCAGAAGAGTGGCTTCCATGTCGCGCTTCAGTTCGGCACCGTTCTTCGCCATCTGATAGGCAAGTTCAGAACGACGGCCAGCCTTATCAACGCTTTCCAGGGTGCCGGAGATCACAACCGTCTTACGGCTGATCTGCGTGTAGTTACCCAGGCGAACCGTCGGGGTCACCGCGTCGAAGGAAGAGATATCATCACCTTCCAGAGCCGCATTGGTGGTGGAAGCCGCCGCCAGGCTGTCCGTCTGCCATTCGAAGAACGTGTTCTTCACGTTCACGCGGGCAGTGTTAGACTGAAACGGGGTTTCTTCCGGCGAGATGTTGTAGATCACATTCGCCAGGTCTTCACGGATGCCCTTGGCATCATAGCGCGTGAAGGTATTAGCAACAATAGTCATAGCCTATATCCTTTCAGAGAAGCGCCGCCAGAACACTGGCAGCATCATTGACAGTCCCGGTTTTAGCGAGACGCTGCTTTGCACGGGTTAGGTCCGTCACATTCCTCTGGGGTACAGATTGCACGGGGCCGGGCTTCACCGGCCTTGTCGCGGAAACCTGTGGTTTGACCGAAGCCTGCGCTTTCTGCTGACCACGATCATACAGCATGGCTTTGCGGAGGATGGCAACGTGTTGCGCCTTCGTAAGACCATTGATGTCTTGCTCAGACGCACCATTCTCCATCAACCAATCGCGCAACATCTTCTTTTCGCCCTGCGCTACCTTTGCATCCTTCCAAGCTGGAATGATCTCTTGTAGCTTCTGCGCCTCAGATGTTAGCGTCGCCTTCAGTTGCTCGGTTTGCTGCTGCTGGAAAGCCTGCGTCAAACGCTGCTTCTCGGCTTCAATAGCCTGAAACTTCGCCAGACGATCTTCCTGCACCTTCTTCCACTGCCGCTCTAAGCGAATGGCGTTCTGGGGGTCTTCTTCATAAAGACGATCCCAATCCGGCTCCGCTT